CTTCACGCAATTTGGTTTGAACTGTTCTAAGAACTGCACCGGTTCCCGATTGAGTAAACCCAACCAATGCCGATCCGTTCGATGACGCAAGTTCTGCGAGTTCTTCCACACCTGCTGCGTAAATGTTGTCAACTGTCCAAATCTCGACGTTGTTCGAGTCGGTCAGTTTCAGCTTGTATGCTGAGTTGTCCATCCAAACCGCACACTCTCCTCGTGAATCGGCGATTACGGGGTTGGGGTTGGCTGTACCACCTGAATAATCCGAGTACGTAGCTTTTGGAGTAGTGGTTCCTGCTGCGTAAGAGTACAGTTTTCCACCAACCAACGGAGCGCCATTCGCGTCGAAGAATTGCAATTTGGGGGACGGGGACAGAGTTGTCATGCCATTTCCTTTTAAGATGATGCGGTGTACGTGAAATTGAGACTATACGATGCGGAAGCTGCGGCCCCGCCCTTGAACACACAAATGCCACCAAGAGCGTTGTAGAAGACCACAGGGCACGACAGTCCTGAGTTTTTGGAAACACAAAGTCCAGAACTTTCTCCACTTGGCACAAAGGGTGCTGTGAAGTATGCGTTGTTCGCAATCGTCACAGAAGTCGTTGCCGCGATCACAGCCGTGATTGTTACATTTCGACCGATCTTTATGTAACTGTAAGTGCTTGTGTCAGAGCCTATGAATGTAAACCCAGATGTTGTCGGTGTCCACGACCCTTCCTCGTAATCGTCAAGGGTGTTCGCGTCAGTGGATGCGCTCTGAGTAGCTGGAAAGCTGACGCCAGAACCAGACGCAGATGCCGTAGCCGCACCAACGCCAATTGTGGTTGTGAAGGATGGTCTTGTTGCAAAAACAAGAGGCCCAGACCCTGTTTCATCGGTCATCGCTGCTGCGAGGTTGGCAGATGATGGAGTTGCCGCCCAAGTGCCAACAGCAGCCACGGAAAAATCAATTGTTCCGGTTGTTGTGATTGGACCGCCAGTAAGACCAGTCCCTGTGGCAACACTCGTTACTGTCCCGCCACCAGCGCCCACTCCAATCGCAGTCCTGAACGATGCCGCATCTAAGGCAGACACGGTGTTGTCGGCGTTGATCCGCAAAAACGTAATCGCGCTGGGGTTAGCCAACGTGAACAAATTGGAACCGACAGTGGTGGCACCAAGGGATGTGCGACCAGTTGATGCGACCAGCCCTGTGCTCCCGCCATCCCATTTCAAACGGTCGGTGTAAGCAGTGTCCCAGTTTGTTTGCGATGCGTTCGTGGGCAGTGAATAACCCGCAGTAAACGACAAGGCAAGGGTGCCACTACTTGTGACAGGGGAGCCACCAACAGAGAATCCGGTGGGTGCGGATAACCCAACACTTGTGACCGTGCCACCGGGGTTGCTGGAGTTGATCGTGATCGATCCTGCGCCGTTTGTAATGCTGACATTGGTGCCAGCAGTCAATGTGGCGTTTTCCCACCGTCCTTGAACGGCATCGTAGATCAACAGATCACCGTTGACCGGCGACGAGATGTTCACATCGCCTTCAAAATCGCCCAACTTCCCACCAAACGCAGGACGAATGAACAGTGACCCGTTTGTGGCAGCGTGAGCCACGGCGGCAACAACCACTTTTGGATTGGGTGCTGTGGGTATGGTCTTGGTCAAGCCTCCCGCAACAGCAGGGTCGAGATACAGAATCTGTCCGTCAACCCAAGCCTCTGCGCCGCCTGTGGTGTTGATACCGCGCACCAAACCAAAAGAGGTCACATACCCCCATCCATTTTTCGCAATGTTCTCTGTCGCCACACCCATGACATACAAAGCAGTGGATGCTGTCAAGCCTGTGGCTGGGGCACCTTTGAGGGCACCCGAGGCACCCACGGTGCCTGTGAACATGATGACCTGACCCTCGGTGATGGTGGAGTCAGCTTTGATGCGGTAATACTGTTCTTCGCCGATCTGTTGTGTGGTTACACCACCGGCCATCACAAGATTCAGAGTTTGGTTGCCGTCAGCTTCATCCCAGTACAAGGTGCCCGGTACGTTGGCAGGCATCGCCTGCGGGGTGTTGTCGAACGTCACCCAAGGCAAATTGGCCTGCTGAAGTTCAGACATGGTGCCCAGTTCAGGGCGCACCTGCAATCCCAACGATTCGACTTGCTTTTGCAGTTCCGCAATCTGCGACAGCATCGCCTCACCCGAAGGGTTTACGTTTTCCGTCAGCTTGGTGATGGTGTGGGTGATGTCATCGACCTGCACCCCCGGTGGGCCAACCTGAAGGTCGGTCAACGATGTGTAGTTTTGACCGCCGCCCGTCAAAACGAACAGACTCAGAAAAAACCGATACCACTCACGCGAAATTAAACCAGTGCGATCATCAATGATCGGCACTCGCGGTGGCGTGATGTTGGTGATGTTCGGTGGACTTGCCATGATCAAGCGTTGGTTGCTGACACAAACAGTTCTGCGCCCATGATGTATACCTTTACGGGATCGGTTCCCGATACTTCATAAACACGGTCACGCAGCTTCAAAGTCATCCCCAAACGCCTCCAAATCACACGTCTGTAATACTGTCCAATTTTACCCATCGACACCCAGTGCTCGTTTGACCATGTGTGACCACCATCGTCGGACCAGCGAAGCATTACTTGAGGATCATCACCTTGACCCGTGTTGATCCCGACACCGGACTCACAGTCAAGCTGAAGGTTGTGCTGAGTTGATCGCTTCAGTGTGTTTTGACCAGTGGGGATTGCCCGCCATGATCTGAGCCACTTCTGGATACTTCCATTGTCGGCATACACGTCAAGGTCAAAAGCGTAGATGTTCGAGTTGGCATAATCACCCACGACGACATCGTTGGTGAAAAATGCCTGACAGTTGCTGCGATGGCGGGTAAATTGACCACTCACGAATCCCGCACGTTCATGCCACGCACCGGTTGCAACATCGTAAACCCATGTCGCGTTGGCGCTTGGGAAAATCAACACGTAGAAGCTGTGACCATCCTGCTGATAAGTGTACCCAATGGCATCGGACAAGCTGCCGTATTGTTGAATTTGCCACTCGACAGCGTGAGTTGAAATGCGTTGACCCGTGTACCCATTAGCGCGGTACACAATGCCTTGACCTCGGGCGTCCTTGCCCAGCCAGAACAAACCATTGTCCATCTTGGCAATTGAGTAGGCCGCAGCACATCCGATCTCATTGAATGCGCCTTGAATGCGCTGAAGCGGGAAGTCGGCAGTACCTGCGTCATACCAAACCTCGACCGAGTTGGTGCCAAACACCCAAACCTCACGATGATCAACTATCAGACCGACAACGCCGTCTGGTGACCCTTCAGCCGATGCAAAGTCCAAAGGATCGACAGAAGTACCGTCAAGCAGACTTGTGATCCATATTTTCTGACTGTTTGGCTCATTGAATACAAAATATCCGTCAATGTAGCCTACCGTCACAGCACCGGGAAAGTCACCATCGGTGATCTCTTGAAACACGTTCGTGGTGGCGTTGTAGATGTAGGATGGACCATCACAAGCCACAAACAACTGAGTGCCGTTGTCTACCATGCTGACAGGACCGCTGGTGCCCGACACAGTGCCCAACAGGGTGGCAACGTAGCTGCTGTTTACCTTGTACAGTTTGTTTCCACTGACCACGTACAGATAGCTTCCGAAAGTCCACAACCCTCGAATTGGGCCATCCCCCACAGTTGACAATAACCGCAATCCCGGGGCGCGTTGCAAAAACGCAGGTTCCTTGCCAGCTTCAGGCACGATCTCGGGAAACAGGTTGACCATGCGGGCATCCGCAGCATTGACGCTGCGGGCCACGTAAGATGATCCGAGGATGGGTGTCTTCATCAGAAGTTACCGGCGTAGATGTTGAACCGCTGACGGTTTGCCACCACAGCGTATGGCAGACTCATCACATCGTATGGGTTGTTGATGCGCTTCAGATTGCGTTTGCTTGTCATGGCGATGCGCTGTACCTGCGGGCTTGGTTCCACACCAAATTCAGGTGCGATCTCCATTGCCAAGTTGTAAGCAAACGCCCGCATGTATCCCGGTGGAAAATGCAACTCAGTCGCCAGCGTGGCCGGTTGCGTCAACTCTTGCACCGATATGAAGTGCCACTCCAAGACCTGTGTGGGTCGAGGGTACACGTACATTTCCACATCGGGGAAGGTGTTGTTGACAAAAATGACCTGCGGAAACGTCGATGTCGATGTCTTGACAGCGATGCCGTTGTACTGGTCTTGGTTGATGAACTTGATGCCATACGACACGCCGCTTGGTGCTTTGTAGTAGGTACCGTCATCGAGTTGAATGGGGCGATTGCCCACAAAGTCACCAGTAGGACCAAGGGTGCGCTTGATCTCACCAGAGGGCCATGAAAAAACTTGATCTTGGGTGCAGAACACAGACAGACGTTCAGTGTTCCACGAGTCAATCATCTGGTTGAGGGCAACCAGAGCATCTTGACTTGTCGCCGCTGACGCCGTTTCACCTTCGGCAAGAATACCGAGCAGACGGAGTGCTCGGTTGATCTGATCGCCAGCGGAATAAGCCATTTCAGTTTCCTTCGGATTCGTCGCTTACCGAAGTCAGAAAAGATGGGACTTCGTTGGGCTGTTCGACGGGTTTATCGGTCACTTTGCGAGTCAGCTTGTTGCGCACAGGCTTTTCTGCTATCGGTGCCGCCTCAACGGGCGTATCAGGATTGTACCGTGTCCAGCCGTTTTTTTCATCTTCGATGATCTCGACTTCGTTGATGGCGACTTTGGCACCGTGAATTGGGTGTACGAGGGTGATGTTCATAATTAGCTCAACAATCCATATGCTTGAAGACGTGATTCCAATTGACTGACGCGAGTTTGCAAGTTGGCAATCACAGTCAGCACAGTTTGCCCCTCATTGGCAGAAGCAAAACCAAACGGTGTTGTCTGCGTCAAATCAGCGATCACGTAATCGGGAAGAACTGGCAGCTTTGCTGTGATATGCGTTAAACCCGATGTAAGGGCTGCCGCCTTTGTGACGGGAGGTGTGCCAAAAAAACCAGCCGTGCCGCCAGATGCGCCAAGGACTGCACCATCAAGTCGTTGATCTTCGTAAGCTACACCAATTGGTTTTGTCTGCATTTGATTCTCCATGTGAAAACGGGGCCGAAGCCCCGTTCTATCAGTTGCTCAAAAATTAAGCAACACGGTATGCGGTCCAAGCACCATCGCCGGTTTTACGGGCGAGGAAGCGGGCCGATGTGTTGGCGCTGACAGCAGCCACGCCAACGATGGTCCAGCCAGTGCCAACAACCAAGGTGGCAGCGTTGGTGCCGCCAATGTTGATGACGCCGAACTCAAAAGCTGAGTTGACTTTTTGTGCGCTGGAGATGTCAGCTTCCAACAATGCCACGGTGGGCAAAGTCAGGTTGACGGCAGCGCCAGTGTATGTAAACAGGCCATTTGCGAGTTGAGCAGCGGTCAAAGTTGCTGCGGCTGTCAGTGCTGTGGGAGCGCCTTGAACCGTCAGATTTGCTTCGCCTACGTTGCCGTCACCGAGTTGATAACCGCCTGCGCCGTTTGGGAGTGCCATGATGATTTCCTTTCAGATTGATTTGAAAACAGGGGCCGAAGCCCCCGCCTTGGATTAGCCCCAGATGCGGCAACCCATTTGTGGACGAATCGTGTTGTAGCCATACAGCACGTCAACACGGCAAGGCATACGGTCGTTGTTGATGTCGTACTGACGAACAACGCGCAGGCTGATACCGTTGTGAACGGCACGGCTTGCCATGTCAACGCCTTGTGGCAGCAACAGGTCAGCAGTGGCGAACGCGATGGCGTCACGGTGGTACACCATGTTCTGTGGGTAGCTTGTAGAAGCAGCGCCAGTGAACACGACAGCCTTGCCGGTGGCAGGCAGGGACACCATAGTGCACAGGGCGTTACCAGCCGAGTACATCGGGGCAACGGTCACAGTGGCTGTGGTGGTAGTTGTCGAGGAGGCCAATGCGACGAACTGGAACAGCGAACCGGTGGACTCACGAGTTTGTGGGTTGGCGGCGAAGCATTCGGCGATGGTGAACACGTCACCAACAGCGATGGTTTCACCGGAACCGACAGTCAGAGTCAGAGTGGTTGCGCCTTCAGAAGTCACAGCAGCGCCGGTTGTGTTGCCAGTGGCAGCACGGGTACCGCAGGTGTGAACCTTGATCGACTGGCTCATGTTGACTTCTTCGTAACCCAACACTTGTTCACCCATCATGCCGTTCTTGAACTGGCGAGAGATGACATCTGTGGGGTTGAAAAAACCAGCCAAACCGTTGACCAACGCAGCGTTGGCGGCAGGGTTCACGGTAGCGTAACGAGGCGACATTGTGGCGGCGTTCTCGTTCAGCTTCTGCTGGGCTTGCAACAGCACCAAAGCAGTCGATGGGGCAGAGCCGGGGGTACCGACGCTGTTACCGATCAGCTTGTATGCGTTCGCAACGTCAGCGTCCACAGTGGAGGCCAACTGGCTGATACGTGGCTTCAAGACACGCTCTGCGAAGTCGTCCAACTGCATGGTCAATTCAGCGGATGTGAAGTTGATGCCGATGTGCTTCTGGCTGGAGACAGTCAGAGTGGTGAACTGTTCGTTGTCGTCCTGAACTTGCAGGGCGGCACCGTCAGTGACCAAAGCGCGGTCGGGCAAACGGATGCGCAGTGTAGAACCAATCTTGGCACCGTTGACAGCGAAGCTGTCGTCGTACTGACGGTTCACGTTGCGGGTGATCACCAAGTTGTTCTCAAGAATTTCGAGAGACTTGCGGGTGATCATGTCAATGGTTAAGAGCGAGTTACTCATGATGATTTCCTAAATTAGCGGTTGCGAAGTGCCCGTGCCTTGTCGAGTTGTCGTTGACGCTCGGCAGCAATCCAGTCCGATGTACTCAGCGTCTTAACAGACCGAGGATCGGTGGTGTCAGTGACACCGGGGTTTGTTGCTCGTGCGGTCACCGGACGAATCGGTTCTGGCGCAGACGAAGTTTTCTTTTGGAAAGGTTCGGCAGTTATCTTAGCCTCAATCTTTCCGATTTCTCGCGCTTGCAATAGCGGCGACAGACGAGAAATGCGTTCAGCTTCTTTAGGATTGCTGCCCAGCCAATAGGCTAGATCAGGTCCAATGTCGGAACTTTTGATTGTTTCGGCCATCACATCGGTGACTCGAAGCTGCGGGTTGTAGGCGACTTGTTCAAAGTCGTCGTACTTGTTCCGAACTTCTTCTTCACGTTCTGCGTAGCTGTCTTCAATCGCTGCTTTTTGCTTCTGGAGTTCACGCTGGTGGAGCATCTCCTCGGCCCGCTTGACGGCCAATGCTTCCGCATAGG